GGTTGGTTGGTGCGATCACCTGGAATGGATCTGGTAGACTCGTGGTTGGTCTGACGTAGTCCGTGCCTGATGCGTCAATGGCGTAGGCACCTGACTGGTGCTCCAGTGCGGTTATCTCCACGTTGCCACTGGTGTTCAATCTCATATCCATTATCCTGAACACCGCGTCAAGGCTGAGGTGGGTGTTCTGTACCCTGATCAGGTCACCCACTGATGTGTTTGACGTGGCCAGGTTGGTGGCGAAACTGACCAACTTCTCTGAACGTGATCTCCTCACGAACACACGGGCGTACTGCTCAGCGATACGCCTGTCAGCGATGGTTGGCAGTGTGATCCGCTTCTCTAATCTGATGTTGTTGTCCTGTGCGAGGAATGTCGTGTCGTCACTGCTCCCTGGTTCAGGGAATGAAACCTCGTTGGGCTCGTAGTTGGCGTTGGGGTCAATGTAGGTGACCACACACCTGTTGCACTTGTGTTGTTTTGATTCGCCCTCTATGGTCATACCGCCAATGATGTGATCATTGGTGACCGTGAAAACTGTGGTTGGTGATGCTGGGGTGGCAGTTATGTCCGTGTCGTCCCCACCATTCTCAACTTTGAGGAAATACTTGCCCTGCTGGTATGGCATAATGCCCCTGAAACCTGCCAGGATGATCTTGCAGTTGCTCATAAGGTTGTTGGCCGTGTCTATGACCGCATCACAGGTGAATGCCCTGGATGTGTCCGCGTTGGCGTAGGTGACCACTGTGAAACATTGGTCCGCGGCTGACTTGAAACTGGTCCAGTCAAACACCTCATTGGGTAGTCCCTTGCCGTACCTGTCGTTCCTTAGGTAATCAACCAACACGTTGACAGGGTTGTTATCATAGGTCAGTGTGTCACTGCCGTAGGCCGTGTTGTAAGTGCTGGGATTGATGGTCCTCAGGTCCAGGATCTTCTTGCCCTGTAGTTGTACCCTTATCTGGGGTATGCCACCTGAGTAGGGATTGTTGTCCGCGTCCGCCTGTGACTCAATCTTCTTCCATTCAAATCTCAATGCGATGTAGCACAAACCTCGCAATCTGTGATTTGACGTCCAATTGGGTGCTTCCTGTAGCAGTGTTGAGACCGTCTGGTCGTCCCTGCCATCAAAGAACTGTGCTTTCAATCTGCCCTCGTATCTGCCTGATCCCACCGTGGCCTGCACGCCGTGTGCGTATGAACTCAAGGGTATCTCGTTGTTGTCTATTAAAAGTTTGGTCATCGCGTTGCACTGACCTTCACTCAAAACCATAGCCACGTAAAGATATTGGTTGGTTGATCCGTTGGTGCTGGTGAACACCCTGGTTCCCCCCACCTGTCTCTCACCGTAGATTATGGGTATCTCCCTGACCGCCCCCTCCTGGTTTAGGAGCACTCCCTGTATGGCCTGTGTCTGGTCCTGTCCAATGTCGTAGTCTGGTACGTCAGTGCTGGCACCAAACGGTGATGTCACCGCTGAAACCACGCCGCCTATCACCTTGCCAACTCCCTTGACCACGCCCTTGACCGCCTTGGTGACTGATCTTACTACTCCGCCCATAGCCAATGTCCTTTCGTGTGTTGTTTGGTTACCCTCTTGATCCTGTGTTTGGTTGATCGTGCCCAGTATATTGGTCTGTTGGCACCCATCATCCTCACACTGTGGTTCTTCAACCATTTCATAACATAGAACGCATCTCGTGAAGCCACGAAATCAATATAGCAAAGGTTGAATCCCGTCATCCAATCCAGTGTGTGTATCTTGCCTGTTGTGGTGAACTTGTGCAGTACGTCGTTGTTCATAAACGCCCAGTTGGCGAATCCCCATATCTCACCATTTGTTTGGAAAACTTTGTACTGATCATTCTTGATAGAAGGGTGTATGTGTTGCCATAGATCAACATAGGTCAAATGGTTATAACGATCAAACTTCAAATAGAAGTCAATCACATCATCTGTGATGCTTTTAATGGTGTTTGCTCCAACACAGACGCCTGTATATGCGTCAGGAATCTGTTTTGGGTATCTTTGCCTATCCATTGATTTTTTTCTCCCAAACGAAGTCAATCTGGTTGTAATCTTGACCGTGTAGAATGTTTAATTTGGTGTCGTTGTCACACAAGATGCTCTGATCAGTGGTCTGTATCTTCTCACAGTGATTGGCCTGTGCCACCGCCTGTGCGTCCCTGAATAAAGCGGCATATATTTCTTTGGTCCTGTGTTTGCCTGACAGGTGTATCAAAGTGAACAAGCCCTGTGTCCTGTGGTTCCAAGGTAGGTTGTGCAGTTGCAGGATGTAGAATCCCACCATCTCTGTTTGATCCCAAATGGTTCTCACTATGTTGCTGTTGAGCGAAACCAATCGTTTTATATGCACATTCCAATTCTGTTTGTCAAATTCCGTGTCAACGAATCCCCTCTCAAAAACCGCCTTGTAGGCCAATTCATTGAACTGTGTGAAATCTTTGGTGTGGAAGTCCCTGATCTGCATCATTTCCTACCCCATTTTATGTCTTTGACGATCTCCGCTGAGAAGTTCATCCCAAGGTCGCCACTGAACACGCTCTCCTGACTGGCGTCATTGGTACGCCTGCCATTCTTTTTTTCAAAGTCAGCGAACAGACTGGCCACGGTCATCGTGACCTCTGCGGTTGAATCAGTCTCCTTGATGCTGTAATTCATTATCCTGCCATCAAAAAGGGTGAACACGTCATCTGATGTGAAACTGTAATCGCTGTCAAGGACCGCCCTGTAGATCACCACACGTTTGTTCATATAGTTGTTGTTCAACAACAATGCCACGGTGGTGGTGTCAACAGCGGTGAACGTGAGATCAACCTGCCCAACCCTGAGGTCTGAACTCTCCGTGATGTTGCTGAAGTAGAGGAATTGTCCCTGTGCCAGGTATGTGTTCACACCTGCATCTGGTGCCGTGTTGCTGTCAAAGTCCAGGTCAATGTTTGAACTGGTGAAATACAGGTTGGTAGAGAGATGTAGTTCTATGAGATCTACACCAAAAACACTCCTTGACCCTAATTTTGTTTCCAGAGAGGATGCTAACTGCCTGCTCATTAGATCTCCTCATTTACTTTTATCTGGTATTGGTACAGTCCATCCGTGCTGGACTTGTATTGGATGTTGTCACCTGTGAGATACACCTTGAATGGCACGTTGTCATAGGTGATGGTGGTGGTGTTGTCAATGCCCGTGACCAAAGGTGGATAGAACTCAAGTGTGTCATTGCCTCCAGTCAGCGTGACGTCAGCGGTGATCATATACACCTTGTCGTGGTTTGAGAATTTTATCAGATCGCCTTTCTTCAAAGTGTTGTTTTGACCTCCTCCAGCAACATCACAGGTGAGCTGTCCAGCCGCCACCGTGGCGTCGTTGGTTATCACGCCTGAAGCGGTGCCCCTGGCATTGGTTATCACTGGTGGTACAATGGTGAATGTGTCCGCCTGTCCGTTCTGTGTTACCAGGAACGCATAGTCGCTCATAATGTCATCCCTGCTCTTCTTGGGACTCTTGAGGCTGAAACTCCAGTATTGTGCTCCAGTCTGTAATCTCTGTGTCTTGCCAGACACGCTGGTTGTGACCCTGGTGTTGGTGTTGCTTTGGAAATCTAAAGTTGTGAAACCCGCCGTTATTGGAAATGTACCTGCCATTATGCTGTTAAACTCCTTCTGCCTCGTTCTGCGAGACCTCTGTTGATCAATCCTATGATCAGGTCCTGTCTTGTAGTTAGTAGTGTGTCAAAGTCAGTGGAATCAATCGTGCTGATGTTGAAACTGACGTTGGTTGAACCACCGCCCACTTCATCCATTGGTGTGACGTTGGCTGGTCCTGAGACCAATTCTGGTCCCTGCTCTCCAACCACGCCAAATTGGCCTGACTGGATCCTACCACCGTCTGCGAAGAAACCTCCAAAGATGCTTCCAACCACTGAACCAATTGGTCCAAATAGGCTACCAGCCGCCTGTGCGATGGCCTGTTTCTTCAATGAACTGTTGAGTGCGTCTGCCTCACGTCTGGCGTTCCTTATCTTCTCAGCCAACACGTCAAACACATACACCTGTAGTCCAATCTGTATGATTCCTGATATCAACTGCCTCAGCACGTTGTTGGCCAGGTCAGATATTGATTCCTTGAAACTCTTGGCTCCCAGTATGGCGTCCGCGAATGCGTCACCAATGCCCTGTTTCAGTGATCCAAAGACCTGTTTGGTCAAACCAACGGCGAGGTCTATGGCGGAGAATTTCTCCTGTGCCTCGTCAAAGGTCTTGCCCAACGCATCCTTGTATTCATCAATCGCCTTGGCCTGTTTCTTGGTTGTGTCCACATCCTTTTCTCCAGCGGCGATCTTGTCCTCAATTGATTTCTTGGTCTTCTTCTGTAATTCTTCTTCCTCCCTCAATGATTTGAGGAATTCAAGAACTGCTGTGGTGTTCTCGCCATAGGCACCCGTGTTCTCGCTCACGGTCTCTATCATCTGGTCTATTGATTCTACGGTCTTGCTTGACTCTTTGCCCACGCCTTTGAACTTGTTTCTCAATGCGTCTGCTTCCTTCTTCATTGATATAGAATTCTTCCGCATATTCTTCGCGGCCTCTTTCATACCAATGGCGTCATAGAACTGGGCCACCTTGGCCTTGCCCTTGGCGATGAAATCAATCAGTCCAGCGAATATGCTCACTATCTTGTCAGACACACCTGCGATGACCGCCACCACCAGTTTGCCTTTTATACCCAGTGCGAGGAATCCAACCACACCCAAGGCCTTGATGTATCCTGGCAGTGAGTTGGTTGCGTTGACTATGTTGTTGAATGCACGTTGGAAGAAATCAATCACTGGTTTTATAGCGTCAATGGCCATAGCACCACCAATCAGTGTCTTCTCAAAACCAGTCACGATGGCCTGTCCAAATCCCTGTGCGGCCTTCTCTATGTTGTCAAAATTGTTTGTGATAGCCTTGTCAAACACACCAATGATCGCTTTCAATCTATCAAATGGTCCTGCGTCTGATATGATCTTCTTGATGTTGAAGAACTTATCCTGTACCATTGATTGTAGACCATCAAAGTTGTTGGCCAATGCCACGGCCGCTCCCGCGAACTCACCGTTTGGTCCAAAGACCCTGTCAAATGCTTCTTGTGTTTCTTTCGTGGTGACCTTGACACCATCCTTGAATCCAAGTAGTGCCTTGATACCTCGTTCCCTCAATAGGTCCGCTGATGATATACCACCTGATAGTGCCCTCTGGATCTGTTCTCCAGCG